CCAACGTGCGATTATCTAATACAAAGTTACGATACGGCGTTTTTAAAATCCGAAAGATCTGATTTTACAGCGATAACTACGTGGGGAGTGTTTTATCCAGAAGGGAAAATAGGAGAAGAACTCTATAACGGTCAAGATGCTCATTTAGTTTTACTAGATTGCGTTAAAGAACGACTAGATTTCCCCGAACTAAAGCGCGAAGCGATGCGCTTATACGAATATTGGGAGCCTGATTCGGTAATTATCGAAACAAAAGCGTCAGGTATACCGTTAACGCAAGAATTACGGCGTCAGGGCATCCCGATTAACACGTTTTCGCCTAGTAAAGGCCAAGATAAGATTGCTAGATTGAATACAGTAAGTGCAATTTTTCAAGAAGGGCGTGTTTGGGTGCCAGAAACGACTTGGGCGCAAGAATTAATGGACGAAATAGTAGATTTTCCGAACGGAGAGAACGATGATTGCGTAGATGCGACAACTTTGGCACTTATGCGGTTTAGACAAGGCGGTTTTTTACGTTTAGATAGCGATTATCAAGACGAAGAAGATTATTACCCAAGATTACGGGTATATTACTGATTTACCCTGTTAAAAAATAAGAGTATGGTGGCGATCTATGGCTGAAGTCCAAATATCAGGCGACGATGAAAACATAGAAGTCCTCTTCGACGAGGATAACAATGTTATGTCTCCTGCAGATTTACCAATGGAAGATAATATTCCGTTTGGTGAGAATTTAGCTGAGTACATTGATGAGGGTACGCTGGGTCAGATAGCTAGTGAACTTGAATCGTCGTATCAGGATGATGTTTCCTCACGACAAGACTGGTATGAGACGTTTCGCGATGGTTTAGAGCTATTGGGTATCGAAAACGAACCGCGCAGCGAACCCTTTGAAGGGGCCAGCGGAGTTTTCCATCCGTTACTAGCAGAAGCCGCGACGCACTTCCAAGCGCAGGCTTATAAAGAGCTTCTCCCTGCTAATGGCCCCGTAGATACAAAAGTTATTGGTGCTTCTAATAATCCGAAAGCGATGCAAGCTAATCGCGTAAAGGATTTTATGAACTACCAGCTTATGTATAAAATGGAAGAATACGATCCTGAAATGGATCAGATGTTGTTCTTTCTCCCCTTAGCAGGGTCTGCATTTAAAAAATGTTATTTTGATCCAGCGATGGGACGAGTCGTTTCTCGTTTTATTAAAGCTGAAGATTTAGTCGTTCCGTATACTGCTACGGATTTACATACTACTCCTCGTATTACGCACGTTATTAAGATGACTGAAAACGATATGCGTAAATTACAACTTAGCGGTTTTTATCGTGATCTAGACATGATGAATCCTGGGTATGCCCCAGATGAAAACGCAGTACAAGAAAAGATAGACGAGATAGAAGGAGTAAGTAGAACAGGTAACTCTGAACAATATACTTTGTTAGAGTGTCACGTTGAATTAGATATTGAAGGGTTTGAACATACAGACGCTTCAGGAGAACCAACAGGATTAGCACTGCCTTATATCGTAACGATTTGTCAGGATAACAATAAAGTTTTAGCGATTAGACAAAACTATATTGAAAACGATCCGATGCGTAAAAAGATTGAATATTTTACGCATTATAAATTTTTACCAGGATTAGGGTTCTATGGGTTCGGTTTAATCCATATGATTGGCGGTGTAACTAAATCAGCTACTGCAATCCTTAGACAGTTGATTGATGCAGGAACGCTATCTAATTTACCTGCTGGATTTAAATCAAGAGGTTTAAATATTCAACGAGCGGATGATCCTGTACAACCAGGAGAGTGGCGTGATGTTGATGCTCCAGGTGGTAGTCTTAGCCAGTCTTTTATGCCTCTTCCTTACAAAGAGCCAAGTGCTACGTTAGCTCAGTTGATGGGTGTTTTAGTTGAATCTGGTCAACGGTTTGCTGCTGTTATGGATCAATCAACAGGGGATGCGAATAGTCAAGCTCCTGTAGGTACGACTGTTGCTTTGTTAGAGAAAGGCCAGAAAGTTATATCGTCAATCCATAAACGATTACATTATGCACAACGTACTGAGTTTTCAATCTTAAAAAGATTATTCGGTCAATACCTTCCCCCTGAGTATCCGTATCAAGTACAAGGTGCACAACAAACAGTTTTTGCAGAAGACTTTAACAACAGTGTAGACGTTGTTCCTGTTTGTGATCCAAACATCTTTAGCACGACGCAAAGAATTATATTAGCGCAGACACAGTTGCAATTAGCGCAGAGTGCTCCGCAAATTCATAATATGAAAGAAGCGTATCGTAAAATGTATATCGCTCTAAATATCAAAGATATTAACGATATTTTATTACCTGATATGGCTCCTGCTCCGAAAGATCCTGTACAAGAAAACATGGATGCTTTGATGAACGCACCGTTGCAAGCGTTTATGCAACAAAACCATGATGCACATATTCAAGCGCATATGGCGTTTATGCAAAGTCCACAAATACAACAGAATCCTCAAGCTATGGCTGCTTTACAAGCACATATACAACAGCACATGGCGATGAAGTATCGAATACAAG